TTATAGTTCATCAAGTTTTGACGCTTCCTTTTCAATTGCTTTTTGTGTCACGTGAAGATATATCTGGGAGGTAATCTTACTACTGGAGTGACCAACTCTTTGTTGGATTACATATAGCGGAATTCCTAACTCGGCCATTTTCGAGATGTGGGTATGTCTGAATACATGAGTACTTAGTGGTTTATTAAGTTTAAGTTTCTTCTTTGCTGATCTTAAAACAGTATTTACTGAGGCAGTTTGAATTGGTGTGCCATTTTCAGTTGCGAAGATAAAACCTTTGCCATTAGATTTTTTCTTCAGATCAAGATAAATTTGAACGGCTTTCTTTGGTAGTACAACGCTACGGACTGAGGATGAGGTTTTAGGTGCGTTGCTCTTTTTTTGTTCTTTGATTTTAATTCGTTTATACTCTAATGTACCGGTTATATCTACAAACCAATGGTTGTCCTTTTGGTAAACATCATCAAAACTTAAAGCGGCTGCTTCGCCAAAACGTAGCCCGGTGAGATATAACCATTCGCAAAGTTCTCCGTAGATACGAGTATTATTATATAGATAGTTGAGTACGGCTTTCAGTTCGTCAGCTTCGAGGAACTTATCTTTAATTTGTTGACCATTAGCAGGGGCCTTATAATCAATTTTAACGTTATCAACCGGGTTATCTTTTGTATATGAGTGTTTTACTGCATAATCAAATAACTTATGCAGATAGTACTTATATCGTGATACATAGCCACTGGACAACTCTCTATCCCCATACATTAGACTTTCTAGTTTTTCAGTAATGATAAGCGGGGTAAATTTTTCAACTAAGGCATCGTTGCCAAAAATATCTAGTAAAGTATTAACCATTGTTTGATGGCTATAATACGTTGATCTCCTAATTCGTGGCTTTTCATATTCAGTATATTCATCAAGTAACTGCTTGAGTGTAATCCCATGAATTATTTTTCCGATACCGACTTTTGATAAAGCTTTGGATATGCGATTATCTAGAATAATTTGAGCTTGCTTAGCAGTACTCTTTTTATGGTCTTTCATTGTAATACTGATGATTTTAGTCTTATTAGTTAGGGGATCTTTATATTGCTCAAAGAAGCGAAATTTTCCATTGCGTTCTTGCATCCACATAATTAATCTTCTCCAATCTCCATCATACTTACTGATTCTTCTAAACTATCAAGGATTTCGTTAGTTTCGATAAACTCAATCCATTTATTTCTTGGTGTATTTCTATTGGCTTTCACCCCCTTATATAACTTGTCGTAAACATTACTGATAAAATCATCAGTATATTTATTTACGACACGTTCGATTTTAGCGTCATTCCAGCGTTTAGCTGGTTGGCGCTTTTTATTTTTAGCTTCCTGCTCTGTGCGAACTTTATTCTTAAAGATGGCAATAGTTGTTGAGTTACTATCGATATATTCCAGCAGCTCATTTTTATTCATAATAAACAGTCCTTCCCGTACATATGTTCTTTTATAGTGCTTTTTAAACCGGTCGATTTCGACCGGTTTAAAACTCAAATATTAAATAGCTTTTAATGTCATCAATTTAGTTGGACAAGATTTTATTTCTTAAATTGTTTTCCACAGTTCATACATACAAAATCAGTTTTCTTTGAATTCTTACCGGCAAAACCGGCAAGTGGACCAACAACAGTACCGTGTGCTAAAACCGTTCCAGCAACAGCTTTACCAACTGAAAATCCTTTCTTGTGAACTCCGAGTGGTTGTACGTTTGTACTTTTACACTTAGGGCATTTAATTTTGCTGCGATTTTTAAGTTGATGTTTTTGAATCTTAAGTTGGTTCTTTTGAAGTTTCAGCTCATTCTTTTGCATTTTTGCTTCACGTTTTTGCTCTTTTGTTGCTTGACGTTCAGCTTCTCTTGCTTTAGCTTGTTCTCTTATTTCCTCAAACTTTTGATCCCGTTCTTCTTTATCCTTAGCAATTTCTTCTGGTGTGCGTGTGTCCTTAAATCGGGGTTGTGTCCCCATGACGAGCCAAATCGCTATGAAACAAATTCTTCCCAACCAAGGAATATTGAATGAACAAATATTAATTAGCCCAATGATGAATCCGGCGACTAGTCCAGTCGCAAAACCACCAGAAGGATCACCTTTCCAAAATTGTGGTTCTTTCTTATTGCTTTCAGTATCCAAAGTTTAACCTCACAATCCCTAATTCTCTTTGATAGTTCCGTCTGGATAAATGCGTAGACTATATTGAGTACCAGTCATAGTACCATCGTCAGCAGTTCCTTTAACAAAATAATAGCCATCATTAATGGCTTTACCAGTTGTACCATCAATCATACAGTTCCAATGTATTTTTCCATTTTGATCACCATATTTTGCTTTTGCAGCTGCAATAGCTTGGTCAGGTGAGTTAATAACGTTAGTAGTTGAACTAATAGAAGATGATTGATTAGGCTGAACTCTTGGAACGGTTACTGAAGAACCACCAGATAGCTGAATAGAAGGTATTTTTACATCGGACATACTAAATGAGCTTGCCTGACTTTTAGTAGTTGTATTCTCTGAATTATCGTTTCCGTCTACATCTACCGAATCTTCGTCCGCTTCGTTATCATCAAGTGAATCATCATCTTCTGTTAAATCATTGGCCGATTCTTTAGCGAGGCTTGATGCTTCAGCTTTATCTCGACTTGTAGTGGTCTTATGTGATTGATTAGAACAACCAGTAAGTAGCAACAGGGCTAATGTAGCGGTAGTTCCAACCTGCCAATAAGTTTTTTTCAAACTAAACTCCCCCCCAAATAAAAATTACAGCTTTTAACGACATCGGTTATTGGTCATAGGTTTATAAGTTTAATAATTGCTTTTTCTTAGCTTCGTATTCTTCTTGTGTAATTGCATTATTATCAAGAAGCTTTTTAAATTTTGCTAATTCATCTGCCGAACTCACAGTTATATTAGAGTTTGTTAGAGCTATTTTTTTATTGATTAATTCAACAAGTTTATTCATTTCTTCTTGATGTTTTTTACCAAAGATAATGGCATTCTTTTTACTCCATGCCGAACCAGCATAAAGAGGATCTAATCCCCCTAAACCACCACCATGTTCACTTCCACTAATAGGAACAATAATGATATGACCTCTAGTAATACCTGGTTTCTTATAATCGATACTTGCTATTGCTGAATAAGGAATAGTACTAGAACCAGTACCACCATGATTGGCGAAACTTCTTAAGCCTCTATGTTCAATAGTTACTTTTTCACTATCAGCAGTAATAATTGCATGTTCTGGAATTTTAATTTCAATTTGCATAAAATTCTCCCTAATATAAATAAAATCCAGCTTTTAACGTCGATCAGTTTTTGGACGTGGCATTAAACTACATAGTAATCATGAATTTGTTTATTAACCACGTCTGTTAAATAATTGGGAACATCGAATACTTCCATAAAGTTTGCACTATTAGCGCATTCTCTATCTACTTCTTGACAGTAAAAAGGGACTAGTAATTCAACGGCACCAACGTTTGCCTTATATTCAACTGACTCTTTACCAGTAAAAGACGCGTGATAATATACAACGTCCCCATGATCGCCATGAATAACATGAGCTAATTCATGTGCGAATTGAAAAATAATTTCTTTTGGCCGATGCCAATTAAGGTTCATTACTACACGTCGATATTCGTAACTACTCCCAGGTGGAGTATAAGGAGAAAAGTGTTTCCATTTAACATCAATATGATATTCTGCAGCTTTTTCTAAAAGATAATCGTATGCTTCTTCTGCTTGTTGATATATCATTTATCATCACCACGCAATAAACGTTTCATATATTCTAAATCCTCAGGCGGAATTTCCCTCCCTTCGAACGTAAAGACAGTATCTTTCGATGCAAGGTCAGCTGTATTTTTGCTATCTGAGTTACCAGTTAAATAGTCTAAAGATACATTGAGATATCTAGCTACTTTCTCAAGATTCTCAGTTTTGGGAGATCTAACGTTCCATTTAGAAATTTGACCGTTCGATATTCCAGCTTTGCGCTCTAATTCAGCGATAGTAATTCCGCGTTTACTTGCTAATTGTTTTATTCTCTGAGCTAAATCCATTACTACAACAGCCTTTCATATAATTTTTTAAATTAAATAGTCAAAAGACTATTTTTATTGTTGACAATTAGTCAAAAGACTATTATAGTATTACTTGTAAGTTGATTAGCAAGTACTTACACAAGTTGACGATAGTCAAAAGACTAAAAGTTCTTAAAACAAACAAGTTTAATTGTAAGCTTATTTTTTTATTTTAAGAATAGTCTAAAAACTAATAAATGTCAATAAAAATTGAAAATTAACTAAGGAGGTGAGAGAATGTCAAATCTTACATATGGAGAAAGGATGACAATTCAATTATTGCGAAATAAAAAAGCAGGTCTTCAACCTTCAACACAACAAGCTATAGCTCAAAAATTTGGACTTTCCAAGATGTATGTCAGCTCTATTATTGCCGAAAAACAACATGGCGAAAAATCTGATGCGTGGCGAAAAAAATTTGCCGCATATGCCGGAATGGAAAATTAACAACTCGATTAAGGAGATAGTCTTCTATGGATGAACCACAACTATTAACTTTTCAAGGCGAACCGACGTTAGATAGTCGTGAAGTTGCCAAGATGATTGGTAAACGCCATGCACACTTAATGCGTGACATTCGCTGTTACATCAACGATATGGAGGAGAATCCAAAATTGGATTCTCGTCAATTCTTCATTGAAAGTAACTATGAATCCAGCCAAGGGAAACTTTTGCCTTGCTACTTACTAACCAAGATGGGTTGCGAATTCGTAGCTAACAAAATGACTGGTAAGAAGGGCACATTATTTACAGCTCAGTACGTGTCACTTTTCAATGAATATCAAGAAGAACATAAAGCGATTGAAGCTCATATGACTTCTGATGAAATTGCAGTGCGCAACCGTGAATTAAATTTCAAGGAACAATGGCTTAAAGAAATGGAAGCTCAAAACGCAAATAAACGGGCCGAATTACTTTTGAAGATTGCAGGTCATACGCATGGTGACCTTTATCAGCAACTAATGAATGAAGCCACTGACCAGCTTATGTTCCCTGTGTACCAAGATAAGGTGTTCACTGCTGGTGATATTGCAAACCAACTTGGAGTTAGTCCTTACACAATTGGAATATGGGGACAGCGCTTAGGTCTAAAAGCACCTAAGGGAATGACTAACCGTTACGGGTATTGGAAAGGTAATCGTTATTACTATAACCAATTAGCAGTTCAGAACTTCTATGAACATCAAGCAGCAATTATTGATGACGAGCTTTAGGAGGTGACGCTTTGAAAGTTGAAAACAAAAAACACAGGGATCCGTTTAAGGGAGTGACTTTTTCTGGGAAACCTGTATCAAAAAATGAATACATTGAAGCATACGAAAGTTATGTTAGTCGATGTTCGAGTAAACAGATTCTTAACTCAGATTGTGATATTCGGGAAACGGCAGAAGGGGTCTTTATTAATGGAGTAAAACAAACAGGAGTGAAAGATCTCCAAGTAAAAAAGAACTCCCATCAATTGATAGAAGTTCAAGTAGATTATCTCGCAACATCATTTTCAAAAGAAAAGTTTTGCTATAGTTCTAGAAATTGAAGGAATGGTAGTAGGAATACCTTCTTCTTTTAATACTTGTTTGACTTTAGCCCATGGTTCTTCCGCTGAAATAGAATCAATAAACTTGTGTCCGTCGGGAGTTATGTCTTGAACAACGAAGTAAAGCATGCCAGACAAATCAGCTTCAGCTTTCCCATCGATTAGTTTGCTGTCAATTGCTTGCTTTAAGGCATAGCTTGCATCTGATTGAGTAAATCCCTTTTCAGTTACATCATTAACAATTTCGATGGGGTTAGGATTTAGTGATTTATCTTGAACAGTAAGCATAACCTGCCTTAATGCTTCGTAATTTAGTTTCATAGTATTCCTATTCACCTCCTTTCATCGGAGATGAATTAAGTATGGCAAAAGAGAGGAGCTGATTAGATGAGCCCATATTTATACCAGATGAACAGGCTAGAGTTTTGTAATGTTTGGAAGTCAATAAAAAAGGTTGGAAATAAGGAAATTGAAGTTCCTATGTCATTATCAACCTTTAACAGACGCAGGTCATGGGCGCAAGAAAACTATCCAGATTGGCGAAAGGTATTTCTTGCCAGTGGTCGCGTTGATCTGAAGGAATATCAAAAGTTTGAAACATTTCGATCAGAAAGATACTACGAAGATCATGAAAGTCCATATGTAAAAGCGTTGAGAGGTGATTAGATGGCATATCTATCGTGGTGCGTGTTAGCAATTATGGCTTGCTTCTTAATTGGAGCAATCGTCAACGTTATCGAAGGTGAAAAGCTGAATGTGCTGAAAGAAAAGTACAGAAAGAAACATTAGGAGGTAAAAAATGGAACCATCAAAAGAATTTTTAGAAGTATTAGAAGATGAAAAAAAGCGTCTAGAAAACGAAGTCTCAAAAATAGATCTTCAAAGTCCAGACGCATATAAACAGGCATGTAAATTAGCAGATACTTATTCAAATTATTTTTATAAACGCCACGAACCAATGATCGCAATTGAATTTAAAAACTTTATTATGGGCGTTTATTCAAAGCATAAAATTGGAAATCTTAGCGATAAAGAAATTCATGACAAACTCTGTAAAACTCTTCAAGATATTTTAAATCATCCTTAGTAGTTCTATCTCTTCGTTGAGTATTTTGTATTACTAAAACAAATTGTGCTAAGGCAAATCTAAAATTTTTGTACTGACCTGGGTCAATAATTGTACTTGTTTCATTAAATAAACTTTCAAAAGAATCAACGTTCTTTTTGAAAAGATTAAATCTGAAATTAAATTGTTTTTTATGAGCTTTATCCGTATCAATTCCATCAATTAAATCTCTCATATCAGACACAATTAATTCCATATATTCAAATGACAAGTCTCTATATAATCCATCAGCCATATAATCACCTCCATTGAGATGATTATATCAAACCAAAGGAAGGTGAAAGAAATGATTAATAAAATAATCAATTCCAAAATGTTAGCCATGCTAATAGGTGCTTGGATCACCTATTGTGCAGGTGTTGGTGATTATGGCGGAGCAGTGTTCCTGCTGTTCTTCTACTCACTATTGTTGTGGGACTTGAACACAAAAAAGCCACCGGCGCTGGTAACACCGATGGCAATAAGTAACTAAGAAAAATATAACACTAAGGGGATTATAACACATGAATGATCAAAAAAACGAAGAATTGCGTAAAGCGGTTGAAAAAGTAATCGGTGAGAAAGTCGACCACTTTTTCATTGTTGCAAGTAATGATCAAGGAATGGAGCTAGCTTCCATGTTCGGAAGAACACCTATGATTGCTTATCCGTTAGCAGAAATCTTTAAAGCTAAGCCAGAACTTGAGAATCAAGTAGAAAAAGCTAAAAAGTTTCAAGAACAATCAGTTAAGGAGAATTTTAATCAACTACTTAAAGTTCTAGCGGATCAGCTTGGAGGTAAAAAGCAATGAACTTATCCGAAATTTTTGCCCGTAATTTACGAGTTCGTATGGCAACGCTTGATTATAAAACAAGCGATTTATTCAGACTTACAGGAATTGCTAAAACAACCTTAATGGCTTTGCAGAGTGGACACAATAAAGGTGTTCAATTTACGACAGTTGAAAAATTAGCAGTTGCGTTAAAGTGCAATCCTTGGCAGTTGTTTGATGAGGACATGAATTGGACTGCCTATAAGTGGGCTAACAAGTATCAGGGGGTAAATAAAAATGAATAATCAGGTAGTAAATACACAACAAATTACGGTAAAGCAGTTCGTTAATATGAACTCAACTAAGAAGCGTTTTGAAGATGTACTTGGTAAGCGAGCATCACAATTTATGTCAAGCATCGTCAGCGTCGTTAATTCTAATCAGAATCTACAGCATGTTGATGCAGGAAGCGTAATTAATTCTGCATTAGTTGCAGCTGCTTTGGACTTACCAATTAATCCAAGCTTAGGGTACATGTATATCGTGCCCTATAAAGGACAAGCACAGCCTCAAATGGGCTATAAAGGCTATATTCAGCTAGCACAGCGTTCTGGTCAATATAAGCATCTCAATGCGATTGCTGTATATGCTGATGAGTTTCAAGGGTGGAATCCATTAACCGAAGAGATAGATTATCAACCTAACTTTCACGATAGAAACGGCGAACAGCCAGTCGGCTATCTTGGCTACCTTGAATTGCTGAACGGCTTTCAGAAGACAGTTTATTGGACGAGAGAGCAGATTGACGATCACCGTAAGCGATTCTCAAAGATGAGCGGCGGTAATACTCCTAAAGGCGTTTGGGAAGATAATTTCGATGCGATGGCACTTAAGACGGTGCTACGAAATCTTCTTACCAAATGGGGGCCAATGACTGTTGACATGCAAACAGCCTATAACGCTGATGAAGAGGAACATAATGAAGCGCCTAAAGATGTAACGTCTGAGCAAAATAATGAAGAGGGCTATCAAACACAAGACATTCTGAATAGCTTTGATCAAGCTGAAAAAGAAAAGGCTTCTAAAGAAGAGGCTAAGCCAGCCAAGAAAGCTACTAAAACAGCAAAGAAGACAGTTAAAAAGGGGGATCAAGTAAATGGTACTAGCGAAAGTCAAGAAGAACTCTTCCCAGACGGAACCATTACCCCTCACACAAAGTAATTATTATGACCACGACACTGATTTTCAGTACATGAGTAAATCTGTGTTTCAGGGATTTGAAGAATGCGAGGCCGAAGAACTCGCTGAATTAAAAGGTGAATGGGATCCTGATGATCATAAGAAGAAATCAGGCCAACCTGATCCTCTAATTTTTGGAAACTTTATCCATAGTTATTTTCAAGGCGAAGAAGCACATGAAGAGTTTTTGAAAGAGAAAAAGACGATTAAGGAGATATATAAGCATAACAACAAAGGTGAGCCTACAACTAACCTAAAGGCGGCTTATGACAAAAAAGGTGAAGCTTATTCCTTAATTAATAAGATGAAGTTAAATAAGTACTTCAATCGTGCATATAAACCACGTGATCCAAAGAACAAGGAAGTTATCGTAACTGGTGAAATTGGTGGATATCTATGGAAAGGCAAGATTGACAGCTTAAATCTTGAAGAACAGTATTTCTGTGATCTTAAAACTACTAAAGATATTCATGCTGCTAATTGGATTAAAAAAGGTGACAGAAACATTAAAACTAACTTTGTAGAAGCGTATGGCTACTACATGCAAATGGCAATCTATCAGGAACTTATTCGGCAGACGTTTGATATTACCTGCTTGCCGTTGATGTTTGTTGTCAGCAAGCAACAGCCAATTCCTGAAGTATGTAATTTGAAGTTTGATCAATACGATCCTCAACACCCGGACGTTAAGTATTTGATGGACGATGCGTTAGAGACCGCTAAGAAATTACAACCACATTTTTGGAAAGTGATGATGGGCGAAGAAAAGCCTAGACGATGTGGTAAGTGTGCTTACTGTCGTTACACAAATAACAGTCCTGAATTTATTTTGCCAACGCAAATCGAGGTATAAACAATGGAACAACATCCTAGTTATTACACAAATATTCCTGCTTTTGTTAGATATGATGAAGAACTTCTTAGAAAACCAAAGTCAATTCTGCTTTATGGAGAAATTGTTGCCTTATCTAATCAAAAAGGATACTGCTGGGCTAGTAATTCTTATTTTGCAGAAAGATTAAGAGTTTCTGGAAGAATGATACAAGACTACCTATGCTTCACGACCTGGTGAAGTAGATTTCATGAGGGGTGACGAAATGGACTTCACGAGACCTGGTGAAGCAGACTTCGCAGAGAATATTACAAGTATTAATAATACAAGTACTAATAAGCTGTTAGCTGATGCACAGCATTCCTTCCAGGAAATCACTACCCTTTGGCAAAATAATTGGGGATTTCCTAATGGGATTGCTCAACAAGATTTAACTGAGTGGAGTAAGGAATTTGGTAATAACCTTGTTTATTACTGTGTTGAGTTTGCTTTGAGACACAATGTAACAGCGAGAGGTGCAGACCCCTACCTTAACAGGAAGCTCAGCGACTATCGAAAACAAGGAATTAAGACCGTACAAGCTGCTATTGAGTCTGATCAACGTCACGAGCAACAAATGAGCCGTGAATATCAGCAAAAGAACAATTCGGCTCCTAGAAAGCCAAAGAAACGAATATACGATTAGAGGTGGTTAAGATGGCCCTTACTAAAGCGCAATGGGACATCGATCCTAAGTTGTTTGAACAAGCTGGTGTAAATATCCATGATCCGAAACTCAAAGAAAAGATGGAACAACGTGCTAAGCAAATGCACAACAAATTTAATCGTGACTTACAAAGAAATAAGACTAAGGCCGTGTGGAATAAGTCTCTGTGGTCTTCTGGAGAAATTGTATTCAATTTCAAAGACTGGAAGCCAGACGAACGGGAAAATCCACAGCAAGCCCGATTTTTAGGCAGAAAGGCACTCAATCTATCCAAAGAAATGATTAACGGCCACTTAAACGTTGTTATGAGTGGAGATGCTGGAGTAGGTAAGACCTCATTAGCGTTAGCCATGCTTAATCTGCTACGTCATAACGGTAAGCAAGTTCTATTTGTCTCAACTGTTGCTTTGAGTGAGTTAGTTAGTCAACAGTACGAGTACAAGGATAGAAAAGAACGACTGCAAGGCCTTAAACGGGCAATGGACACATGCGATGTTTTGCTGCTTGATGATCTTGGAGCAGATGGAGGAAGTATCGAAAAAGTTTCGGGTGATGGCTATATTGGCGCTCGTAAGGACGTACAGGCGCTTTTATTCAGTGTTGCCAATAATCGATACGAAGGTACGGAAAAAGAGCGTAAACGGGCTAATGAGAAGAATATCAAGCTAATTAAGCCTGTTCACCAGACAATCATTACAACAAACAATACAACCGATGAATTAATCCGAATTTATGGAGAGCGAACGATTAGCCGTCTAGTTACTCGTGACCCTAATCATCGCTTGCCATTTAACGAAATGGACGATATGCGAATAAAAGAAGGTATTTAACATGAAAACAATACGCCCTGCTTGTAATGGAAGCGGCACGTATTTAGACCATAAATGCTGTGTATGTGGTGGAAAGGGAATCTATCACATTAGCAACGAATTAATTATGATGATGTATCGCAACGGAGATTTGAAGGGGAAGACAGCATGAATGCAGAAGAGTATTTAACAACCGATGAGCTGGTTTACACGATTAATCATAGCCAAGAGATTGATCGTGGCGATGAAATGGGACCATTTGCCGTTAAACGGGGCAAGTATGTTTATGTTTACCGCACATGGCAGGACGCACGAGACGAAGAAGAACGTAAGCCGATGTGGCAGATGATGATTCCTGTTAACATCGAAAGCTTGTCAGAATTATACGAACGAGAAGATTTAGACGCTGATGATCTAGAAAGTAAAGGCTTCTGGCCTCTGATTGAACTCATTAGCAAGTATGCACATACACCGTTAGTTTTTCGAGGCACAGTGCTAAGCGATAATGACAAAGAAGAACTGAGGCACCGTTTGCTAGGCTACTTCAAAGATCATAGTTTTAGTGAGGATTACCGTAATGGACGCTTAGACGCAATGTACGGTGTCATGTGCCAGCTTGGCATGGAAGATGATTACGACGCAGCTAAAGGCTCATATAAAGCTATGAAGATTAAGGCGGTGAATGAATGATGACAGAAGAATTAGTAATTATGCGTGATCGGCAAGCAGTGACAACCAGTTTGCAAGTAGCAAAGGTATTTGGTAAGGAACACAGAAATGTAATGCAATCAATTAATAACAAACTTCAATCTGCTGAAAATTCAGCAGATTACCAAAGTATGTTTGTATCAGGCACTTACAAGGATTCCAAAGGAAGAACCTACCCAATGTACTACATGAATCGTGATGGATTTACATTCATTGCGTTTGGCTTTACTGGAGCTAAGGCGGATCAATTCAAGTTGAAGTACATTGATGCTTTCAATCAGATGGAGAAGCAACTTCAACAGCAAAAGCCCCTTAGCTTACCTGAACAAATTAGTTTGATTGCTAAGGGCTATGAGAGCCTTTCAGCAGACGTTAAGGACATCAAAGACCGTATGGGATTACCTGGCAATATGGCTCATTCGTTTTCTAAGAAGCGTAACGCAAAGATTATCAATGTTCTAGGCGGTAAGAAATCCAACGCATACTGTGACAAGAACGTTCGAGCTAAGACCTATCGTGCATTGTTCAGCTCATACCGTGAGACGTTCGATCAAGACCGATACAACGACTTACCGATGAAAGACTTTGACAAGGCAATTGATTTTGTTAATAACTGGTATCCGCCGTTTGAGTTGCAACAACAGATTCAGATGGCTAATGCACAGCTAGCGATTGTTTAGGAGTGTGGCTGTAATGATATTCGATGTGTTTATCAAGAAGCTTGATGAAGTAACGCTGAACGGGATGCGTTTTTCAGCTAAGCAAAACGGTAATTGGCTAGAAATTTATCTTAATCATGGTGAAACGCCATCGTTCAAAATCAGCTTAACTGAGACGTTCCACTTGGTAACTGTGGGTAAAATTCGTGGACGGTTTGATGAATGGAAAAAGATTGCTGATCTATGCTGGGAGTTTGCTAGTACGCCAATCCATGAACGATTCGTGCCGTATGTGCTAACAACTGGTACTGGTGACGAAAAGCTATACTTCAAACTACTTGAAGTGATGAACAGCGGAAAAACCGCAATGGTGGTTACTTCTAAGCCCGTAGTTTACCGTGATTTTATCTTGAAATTCTATGAGGATACCAATTCAGAACTAAAAAAGCTTATTAATTTAACAAAGGAAGTTACTAGGGAGGGACTATTTGATGAAGATTGATGAATTTATTAAAAGAGTAAATGAAATATTTTATGCAGAATATTCCTTTGAAAATAACGAAATTTATATATATAGAACAGAGCAAGATATGATTGATGAGAATAAAGATGGTGATGATACGTATTACTTCATGAATGTTAAATTATGCAAAGAAAAATTTTCTTTGTTCATTGATCCTGATTGGATGCCAGATGATGTAAAGGGATTGTCTTTGCTTTTTAACTTGCTTCGAGAGTTAGAAGAAACACCTGTTAAAGAGCGTTTTCCAGAAAAGAGGTATCGTTTACGTTGGCTTGACGATAAGGATGGCACCCCAGAATATATATATTTGACTCTAATGCAGGCTGGAATATGTGGAGTGATAAAAATATTACAGATACTTTTAATGAATCACAACTAGATCAATTAAAGAGAGATCATCCGCTTTTCGCATCCGTAATTGACATAATGAAGGAACCAGTAGAGGAGGAAGAATAATGACTAACGAAGAATTTATAACGATGGCAAAACTAAAGGTTAAGAAATATACCTATAAAAATGTTGCTAAAGACGGTACATCACTTTTTCATGTTTATGTAGTTTGGCAAGCCAAGGTTTTGCAGAACTACAAAGCCTTGTTAGCTACTGATATTGAAGGCGATCAGCATTATTATGAAGCAACTTACAACGGCGATAAGAAAGAACTTTACTTAGACGTTTATAACAAGCAAGAAAATAAATGCTTTGAGGTGGACGATTAATGCTACATAAATACCGAAAGACAGCCTTAATTGAAGCTGAACAGTTCGATGGAACAAAAGAAATAAAAGACAAATACCAAATAGTTGATAAAGCAGAATTAACTTCTGCTTACTATCAGGGAGGAAGTAGGTATTTTCTTCCTACTAGAGAAGGACTCACAGCTATTAATAAATATGGTGATTACATCGCTACTGGCGTTGATGGAGAGCATTGGGTTATCGACCAAGATATTTTTGAACGGACTTATGAGAGGTGTGACTAGATGAAACATGAAGCAGAACAAGAATTACTTAAAACACTTAATGGACAATTGAGCGAGTTGCCGGCCGTTGCTAAGACAATGGTTCAACAATATCAAATGTCAGCAATTGTTCTATCTATTTTGTGCGGTGTACTTTTTATTGCTGCGTTAACTGGCACTATATGGCTATCAATTTTCTTCTTTAGGAAACATCGTGATCACCATGATAGCTATGATTTTGCTTCTGGGATGACGGCATTGTTCGGAGGAACAATGAGTGTCTGCTTATTAACGGCATTATGTTTGAATATTATTCACGCTTGTGCACCAATTGCTTCGATTATTAAAGACTTATTGAACTAAAGAACGAGGTGAAAATGAAAATAATATTCAACATTGAGCCCGTCGAACAGGCACGGCCTAGAGCAACTAAAACGTGGAAAGGAATACGCTTGTATGATCCGAAAAAGGTATCGACCTACAAGAAACAGTTGGGGATGATGTGCAAATTCCAGTACAAGGATAAGCCACTAACTGGCCCGTTAATTGTTAGTCTTAAATTTTATCGACAAGTTCAATCAAGCGTATCGAAAAAAGAGCGTGAATTACGCCTCTCAGGAATACACAGACCGATTGTAAAACCGGACACGGATAATTACATCAAATCTACTTTGGATGGCTTAAATGGCCTGCTATGGGAAGATGACAACCAGATTGTAAAGATAGTTGCTGAAAAGTATTACAGTGACCATCCTAGGGTAGAAATCGAGGTAGAGGAGGTAAATGAAGATGGCAATACCTAAAAGACTATCTAAAGCAATGGATTCATTAACTGTTAATCATGAATGGGGTGGAGTTAATGAAATGCCAGAAGAGATCCTTGCTCCTGATGATTGGCGACTTCAAGAAATTATGAAGTTTCGTAAGGGTTTGAAGTTGCGAGAACCTAGAAGAATTAAAGAAGCTGAATGGCGAATTAAGCAATATTTTTATAAGCACAATATTAATAACCCTTTTGCACAAGCTTATATCTTGCGAAAAATTGGCACTAAACAGTCTACTATTCTAAAGATTACAGGGTTATCAAAACCTGAATACTATCGTCACGTAGGAGTGTTGTTTCGTAATACAGGCTATTACGGACAATTGAGAATTACAGATGTAGAAGCAGTTTTAAGGCAAGCAAAAATATCTGACATTTTGAAAGATGTAAATAACAAGATTAAAGAATAGAAGTGAATTTGGAGGGAAAAGATGGGAAGAGTAATACGTAATTTTGCGGGATATACAGTAATTGGATTTATCGGGCTTATAGTTGTTGGCATTGCATTGTTAGGTCTAGGCGGAGTGCTATACATGGTATTTAGTATTTGGTATGCTGTCTTTTCCTTCTTTGGATAGCATTTAAAAGCGTTAAATTGCGTTAAAAAGCGTAAAAAAAGACGCCCTCACTATGAGAACGTCTCCTCAGATATCTATTTAAAACATATTCATTATATCACAAGGGGAGCGTGCAAATAGTGGAACTATTAAAAGGGGATAATAAGAAAGCAACAATTGCGAACGTACAGAATTTCTTTTTAGACGAAGATAAATACCCAACTATTCGACGTAGATCGGGTGACTGGGGTGTTAAATCGCCACAGAACGATATTACAGGTATTCGAGGGTCAAGACGTGGTAATGGTTCGGAAAAAAGTATGATTGAATATGCTGAATACACGTTAGCTAAACGAGCGGTTGACTATGCGATTGCAGGATGCAGCAGTAGTTACCGACACCCTAGCCAACAAATTATCAAGTATAGATATATTCAAGGTTTATCTCTTTCAGTAATTAAAGAGAGGATTAATAAATTCGGCAATTCTACTTACTATCGGGCTGATGATTATGCTTGCTTGGAATTTGCGGATTGTTTAGAAGCAGTATGTGAACGTCTTAATGTTGATTCTGATATTATTCCTGACTTGCGAGCAAAAAACAGGAAGAAAACAGGACAAAAAGGGGATGAAAAGAGGACAAAAACGGGAATACAACGGGAGATATAACGTTATATTATGTTATCGTCGCAAAGTTAGTTAATAAAACTTTGCACGCTCCGTTTAAATATGTGCCTAAGCAAGCCTGAAACTGCTATGCGTGTTTCCGGCGTTTAACGATACTCGCAACGGGATCTCTTGTTAAACGTAGGAAGTGTGGAATCCGGTAGCCAAGCCGACGCGATGGTGGCAGATGACCATAATCCACATTGAGACTATCGTTAACTAACTTCAAAATAAATTTACGGTAACGGTTAAATTTGGTTTGTGCGTTTTGGAAGATCTCCTTTAGATCATTAAATTTACATGCTACTCTGATAGTCTCGTAGCAACCGTGCTGTAATCAGCAGAAGAGTATGCAATCTAACTCAGCGGCTAGAGGATTGCCAATATTAAGGACAGCAAAACCGTTACAGGAGTAGGCGGAAAACTACGACCGGGTGCGGTGATTGTGTGGTCCTGATTATGCGAATATGCAAACTAGATGCCAAGTATCCTGGAGTGGTCCAATACTTGTGGGGGCAGTTCCCAATATTCGCAATTGCAGTGCTTACGAGTCGCACTGCTTGCTGAGGTCCAAGATGGGCACACAACCGGCCTTGTGTGGCAAAAGCGTGGTTCGAATCCACCTCTCAGCTTTATCACGGCAAATTTAACTATGATAGGAGATGAAAGCTCCTCTTTCGTAATTGCATAGTCTTTTTTGTCCAAGCCGTGATGTAATACAGAGATGCAAAGAGTAACAAAAAATCAAAAACGATTAGTGGATGCAAGCATCTCTGTATTATGCTGATGTTATTGTGGAGCACTCCTAATGGTTCGCTATCATGGGGGTGGCAATATGGGCATTCTAGGTCGCTCCTAGTTTGTGGCGGTTCGATTCCGTCCATCAGCATTCAAGGCTCATCTACTTTTTAAAACATTCAACGAAAGGAGGAACACCTACTTACTATGATGTTCTTCTATATGCCTTGATTGTCCGCAATGACGTTAAACTAATTTAAATCACCTTCAGAAGTCTAGCTATTGTGGCTAGGCTTTTGTATTATGTTTAGTTAGGTGATTTAAATGAAAGAATATGGAAATTTACTCATTAATTCAGTAATCCCTCTATTAATCTCTGGAATTAGTACCATAGGTGGAATTTGGGGTGCAACTATTCAAGCTAAAAAATATGAAGACTCAAAACAATCTAAGGTAGAATCTTATCAAAAAATATTGGAGATAATTGAACCTATTAATGCTCTATATATTTTAATCCAAGATAGTAGGTGGGCGCATGCAAGAAATGCTTGTTTTGGTGGAGCATTGGATGATTTAGAAAATAAATTGCAATCAGGTACTTATGTTTTGTTGGTCCCAAGGGAAGTATTAAAATCTACAAAAATCATATTGAATGAAATGGTTGAAATTGTAAATTTAGAAGAACAAATGAGTAAAATTAAACCTCGTTACAACAAAAAATATAATCCAGATATCCTTGAGGTAAAAATGAAAAACTTATATATTGACTATAACCAATATATTTCTAAGATAAAGAAAAAATATAGATTATTTAGATAGAGATTGATTAATCAAGTCAGCTTAACGGCTGGCTTTTTTGTTTGGAAAGGGTGATTTTTATTGTTTATGAAATTTATTGCTATGTTAATGGTTCCGGTTATGTTTATTGGAGCCCTATTAATTAAGCCGGCACTTATTGGCGTTGGCTTATTTGTTACATCGCTAATTGTCGAATTTTTAATTATTTATTTAGTGACTTATATGCTAGAAGATCATTTATAAAATAGTTAGGAGTGACTGCAATGTTTATTGAAAAAATGTCTTATACACCTGGAATGATTGATGGATTACACCAAATGGTGATGATTTATAGTGTGCTGTTAGATTCTGCACGCAAGGAAGCAAAATCAGAGGTTGAAGCATATAAAATGGCAGATCATGTATTTACTGACATCTTAAGCTCTAGCGAAAACGCCAAAGATAAATAATTTTAAGCCTGGTTATTATAACTGGGCTTTTTATGTAATTGGATATAGTTATGAAGATATAAGGAGATTAAATATCTATGGAAGAACATGTAAAAAGATTAGTAGTTGAGAGAGATGAGCTTTCTGATAAGCTTAAAAAACTCTCAGAATTCATGAAGAGCGATACTTTTAAGAAACTTGATGAAGATGACAAAATGATTTTGAAAATCCAAAAAGATTCTATGAAAACATATAAACGAGCTCTTGGCTTACGTATCTATTGGGAAATCTAGCAATGTATCAAACTAAACGATTTGGATTAGTTGCTAGCAAGCAAGAATACTTAATGCTATGTCGTGCTGAACACACAAGGAAACGATTAGCAAAGAAAAAGCCGACAGGTCAACGCTTGTCGGCTTTTAAAGTACACAAAAATAAATAGTTTTCCCTCTAATTCACTTGACTTACGTACGATATAGTACTATTATAATAAGTGAAAGGAGGATAGGAATATGGCAAAACATAAAAAGAAAAAGGAAAAGCAGAACGGCAAAGTTGAAGCTACAAAGTGGGCGGCAATAGCTGCATGGGCAGTGCCTGCTTATCCGATTGCAGAAACAATTAAAATAGTCGTTAAGCATTTCCTTAAATAAACGATAACAAAGGGTTGAGGTGAGAGCCTCGCCCGCTTTGCTATATTCTATTTTATCATGAGTAAACAAGAAAAGAAGTATCGTAAAAGTATTAAACTTGCTTTGATTACTGGTGTAGTGGCATGGATTGTCTATGGGGCTGTACGCGTATGGCTAGGATAAACTTGAATACTCCAGATATTATGGATGCTAAAGAAGCGTCCATAATCTGGGGCCATGCTGAAAACTATGTAAGGAGAACTTACCAGCAGAACCCGGATAAATTTCCAAATGGTTCTATAAGAAAGTTTGGAAAGCAATGGATAGTTACTACCGAGGGAATGGAAGCAATCACTGGTACTAAGGATCCGCGAAAACAGAATAACGATTAGTACGATGGCGCCATGTGGTACATATCTATCAACTAGCTTATCTGTGAGTTAGGCGATAAGAGTGGTTGAATCAATTATGAGAGGTAAAGGATGCATAGAAAATCATTTAAGAATGTAAAAGATCACTCGTTGATCATTGATGATGGTTGGTTTAATGCAATGTATAAAGATAAGATTGACGATCATCTTGGAATGGAGGCTGAGATCAGCTTTTTAAAGCAACCAGATAGTATTGATATTTTATTAACCAATCTTTATTACCCTAATATGCGCCAAGGAACGCGGGAACAAGATGATCAACAGACGGTGTTCAAATTATCTAAAGAAAATGCAATAAAGCTACGAGATTACTTAAATAAAGTTTTATAGGCGAGGGAAGTAGTTTATAAAGGAAAACGTGCCAACGTGGCAAGATCCTGGTGCAACTCTGGGCGCCCTCATTACTAGCATCTGCAATTTGCAGGTGCTTTTTTTGTACTCAAATTTAGAAGGAGCAAGTCATGGAACTAAAAGAACTAACTGAAAAGACTTTGGTGTTATTTAATTCTAAGAATACAACTGAACTAATTAAGAAATTACCTAGTTATTGGAACGATGATGATACTAAAACCAAATTTAAGGAATTAGTCAGTGATTTAAGTATTGACTGGCTACAAAAGATTTTTCAGTATTATGAAGCGGACCGGAAAGGCAAGAAGCAGGACTATACGCCGACAACTCTGGCGAAGTTAATGGCAAACCTAGCTCTACGAAACAGTGAGAAACACATTACTGATATGTGTGCCGGCAGCGGAGCCTTGACTATTCAATGCTGGAACCTCAATCATGACATCGAAGCTGAGTGTCTTGAATTTGATGAGAAAGTTATTCCGATCTTGCTATTTAATCTAGCAGTACGAAACATTAAAGCAACAGTTTATCAAATGGACGTATTACAGCAAGAAGTTACCAATAGTTGGCAAGTAGTTGCAGGGGATGAATTTGGAAAGGTGATTGAAAATGGCAACAACGATTAGTAATCCACCATATAATATGAAATGGCAGCACCCGTTCTTTGCTCAATCACAAGAAAGATTTCTTCTTGGTGTGCCACCAGAAAGCAATGCTAATTATGCTTTTATCTTAACGGCGCTATCTAAACAGGATAAGGCCGTTTTCTTATTGCCTAATGGCGTGTTAAGTACTAACAACAAAGAAGAACAAGCGATTAAAGCAAGCCTAGTTGAAAAGAACTACTTAGAAGCAGTAATTAGCTTACCTGATCGGATGTTTGAAAGTACCAGTATTCCAACCTCATTACTAATCTTTAATAAGAAAAAGCAAACGTCAAATATCTTAATGGTTAATGCCTCTTCATTGGCAACAGAAGAAGTACGAGAACAACGAGGACAGGTTGGCAGCAAGTCACACACTAACCGTGTTTACAAGAAGAAGGTCAACGTATTAAGTAACGATGCTATTAATAAGGTTATGTCGTTGTTAGACAAGCCAGCAGATGAGCCGGGCCTATCAAAAGTCGCTTCAATTGAAACCATTAAGGGACAAGATTATATCTTAACTCCTAATCGTTACATTGAGATGAAAAAGGAAACGGTTCAACACTCATCGCTTGAAAAGCTTGCTGAACAATTGAACCGAGTATCTGCTGAAAAGGGTGCCGTCAAGTTAACTATCAATAAGAAGATGGCTAGTGATCTTGGATTAATGCCATTGATTAAGTTACTTCAAGAAGGAGCACAAACCAGTAAAGAATTGAACGAACAATTCAAAGACGATGGAATAGCGCTTAGCGATGAAAGCATTGTTACTTTGACTAACAGCAAGACTTTCAAGATTGAGGTTAAAAAGTGGGATAAGTTGCCAGCTATTGTTGTTATGTTTGCTCAGATGTGGAAGCAATTAATGATCACTTGCAATAACGAAGAGAACCGCTACTTAATGGAATTAAAGGATATTATGCTTGAACGATACTTTGAATAAATAGAAGTTATTAGAAAGGTGGTGTGGTGATATGCCATGAGTAAGATGGAAGAAGCTAAGGCTGATTACTTAGCTGGAATGAAGTATAAGGATATTGCCAAGAAGTACGATGTTTCTCTTAACACGGTTAAGTCGTGGAAAACAAGAAACAAGTGGCAGCGGAAGAATGCAACCAAGAAAAAAAGTATGCACACAAAACCGGAGAAAGTTGCACCGGCATTACCGCCACCAGAATTACCAGATAGTGATGAGCTTAATGATAAGCAGAAAGCCTTTTGTCTGTACTATTTACAGCGATACAATGCGACTTGGGCTTATCAGAAAGCTTATGGTGGAAGTTATGAAAATGCTCTTGCACACGGCTCGAGAATGGTAGGAAATGGTAGGATCAAGAAATACTTAGCTGAACTAAAAAAACAACAATCACAAGACCTATACGCGACCGCCAATGACATCTTGCTACGCTACTTAAATCAAGCGACTAGCAACGTTACTGATGTTCTATCGTTTAGGACAGAAAAGCATTTAGCCTATTATAAGGTACGCGATAAAAATGGACCTTATGAAGATGGCGGGGGGAACTTCCGCTATGTACCAAAGATTGACCCTGAAACAGGCGAACAGGCTTATTACTATACGAATATTGTTGAGTTAAAAGATAGTAGCGAGATTGATACATCGAACATCAAGAGTATTCGAATTGATAAAGGTGAGCCTGTGGTTGAAATGGAAGATCGTCAGAAGGCAATGCAGATCTTACTTGATCGCTTGCCTGAGCCAGAAGTTAACGATGAAAGTACCAACTCATTACTTGCAGCACTTAGCAATGGTATGAAGAAGATATGGAGTGATAAAGATGGGGATAAAGACAGTTAGATTTAAGTTTACCCCGTTTAGTCGTAAACAACTTCAAGTGCTTAGCTGGTGGGCTAATGATGAATTAAAGGGTTATGAAGCTATTATTTGTGACGGCTCCGTTCGTGCAGGTAAGACAGTTGTCATGTCATTGTCGTACGTACTATGGTCCATGACCCAATTCAACGGTCAGCAGTTTGGAATGGCTGGTAAAACAATTGGTTCATTTAGACGTAACGTGCTAAGACCATTGCGGAGTATGCTAGAAAGTGAAGGGTATGCTATTCACGATTCACGTTCGGATAATATGCTAACAATCAGCAAGAATGGTCATACAAATTATTACTTTATCTTTGGTGGTAAAGATGAAGCATCACAGGACCTAGTTCAAGGTATTACTTTGGCTGGGTTCTTTTTTGATGAAGTTGCACTTATGCCGCAAAGTTTTGTTAATCAAGCCACAGCTCGTTGTTCGGTAACGGGTTCTAAGATGTGGTTTAACTGCAACCCCGAAGGACCTTACCATTGGTTCAAGCTAGAATGGATTGACAAAATAAAAGATAAGCGAGCATTACGACTCCATTTTATGATGCAGGACAATCCGTCATTGGCACAAGAAACCATTGATCGTTATAACCGAATGTATTCTGGCGTGTTTTATCAACGCTATATTTTAGGCTTGTGGGTAATGTCAGAAGGTGTTATCTATGATAACTTCGATAAGAACAGCATGGTGGTTCACGATCTGCCGGAGCATTTTGAAAAGTATTATGTGTCTTGTGATTACGGTACACAGAACCCAACAGTATTTCTGTTGTGGGGACGCAATCATGGCGTTTGGTACTTAGTTAAAGAATATTATTACTCAGGACGTGCAACTGCTCACCAAAAGACAGATGAGCAATATTGCCAGGAGCTTAAGAAGTTTCTTGGCAATATTCACGCAAAGATTATCATTGACCCGTCTGCTGCTTCTTTTATTGCTGTGTTACGGAATAATGGTTTCCGAGTACAAAAGGCAAAGAATGATGTGGTAGATGGTATTCGTGTTACACAAACGGCGATGAACGAAGGCAAGATACTATTTAGCAATCAATGTCCTAATTTATTTAAAGAATTATCCAGCTATGTATGGGATGAAAAAGCAGCTGAACGTGGTGAAGATAAACCAGTGAAAGAACATGATCACGCTTGCGATGCTATGCGTTATTTCGTTTACATGGTTATCCATAAAGGCTTCACTGCAAAGATTACCAAACGTCCACATGTTCGTGGTTTATAGAAAGAAGGTGTTTATGTGGCTGTTGCAATTGATAGAGAATTACTTGGGGATGTTAACAAGCCAAATCTTGAAGCAATCAACTACGCTATTCGTAAACTGAAAGAACGGCAAGGCAGGTTGGATAAACTTGCTGATTATTACAACGGAAATCAAGAAGTTAATAACCATCGCTTTGAGAACGCTAAAGTTAAAGCTTCTAACGTTATGATTAACCATGCTAAGTACATCACTGATATGAATGTTGGCTTTATGACTGGTAATCCGGTTAAATATACCGCCAAGAAAGGTAAGAATATTGATGATGTGTTAGAAGCTCTAGAAAAGATTGATATTCATAAGCACGACATTGAACTTGAAAAAGACTTATCTGTGTTTGGGTATGGCTATGAATTGCTTTATCTTAAAACAATTGATCCAACTATTAGCATTGATGAGCTTGGCAATGAAAAGATTACTCCTAACACTGAATTGCGAGTAGAAGCCGTTGATCCGCGTGCCGCAATTGTTGTTACTGATGATACAGTTGAACACGACCCTTTATTTGGTGTGTTTGTTCAAGCAAAGAAAAATTTGAGCGGACAGAATGATGGTTATAGTGTCACGGTCTACATGCCAAAAAAGATTGTAGAATATCGCACTGAAGTAGGAATGGAAGTATCGACAGATGATCAAATTGTTGACGAATACGATAACTTGTTCAATGCAGTTCCATTAATTGAGTATCGAAATAATGAAGAACGACAGGGTGATTTTGAACAACTAATCTCGTTGATTGATGCTTATAACCTCCTCCAAACTGATCGAATTTCTGATAAAGAAGCTTTTGTTGATGCAATCCTTGTTACATTTGGCTTCGGATTAGAAGAGGATGAAGACAGTATTGAAGCGTTGAAGAATGGTGTTATTAATGCACCTTCTCGTGACGATGGGGCTGATGTTGAATGGTTAACTAAGACTTTCGATGAAACACAGGTTAACTTGCTTAGCCAATCAATTGAAAATGATATTCACAAGATTTCATACGTTCCGAATATGAACGATGAAAAGTTTATGGGTAATGTGTCAGGTGAAGCAATGAAATTTAAGCTGTTTGGGCTTGAAAATCTTATTTCAATTAAGAAACGTTACTTCTTCGATGGCTTGCACCGGCGATTAAAACTGATCCAAACCATCGTGAATATTAAAGGTGGCAATTCGGATGTTGATGGTTGTGATATATCGTTAACACCAAATATTCCCGTCAACTTGTCTGATGTGGTTAATAACATTAAAAACGCTGACGGTATTCTTCCACGCAAGATTACTTATAGTTGGCTTCCACAAGTTGGGGATGTTCAAGAAGTTATTGATGAAATGGCTCAACAAGATGCTGATAACATCAGAAAGAACCAGCAAGCGTTACAACGACAAGATCCAGACCGTTTAGAATTGGAGGATAGCCAAGATGATTCGAGTGAAGATTCAAAAGAAACCAACCAAGACGATAATCAAAGCAAGCGGACACGCTGAGTATAGTGTAAAAGGCTCTGACATCGTCTGTGCTTCGTTTTCTACCTTATTAACTCATACGGTTAATAATTGTACTAACGTGGCTGTAAATGATGAGAATGGAACTCTGACAGCTGTATTTACAAATAGTGAACACATTGAAGATAAAACTTTACTAAATGCGTTTGAGAACACAGTTAATCAGCTTGCGGAACAATACGGTCAATACATCACTGTTTTGTAGGTGAAAGCCTATGAAAGTTGATAAAAACAAATTCAACTATTGGCAATTGCGAGACTTACAAGACGAACAGAAGAACCAGGATGAAGCAACTAAACGCCTAAAAGTTATTAATGCGGCGTATCAGAAAGCCCAAGCATATTTAAGCGACGAGGTTCAAAAGATCTATCGTCGCTATTTTTATGCTGACATTACTGCTGATGAGGTTGCAACAATCATGTCTTCGCACATCTCACCATCTGAGTTCGTAACCTTACAAGCGTTAGCAAGCAATATTGTCGATAAAGAAAGTAAGAAGGCTGTTGATAATTACTTAAATCAATTAGCCGCTAAGAGCAGAATTACCCGACTGGAAGAGTTACAAGTCAAAGCGTATATAGTTGCTAAAAATGTTGGAGACGTTGAATTGGATCAGAATATTAAATTGCATACTGATGTAATGAAAAGAACCTGGTCCGAAGTCGAAAAGCAAGGAGCTATATATGATAAAGCAAAAGATTACAAGCTTCCTAATAAAGCAAAACCAGCCTTAGAATCCAAAGAAAACAAAATCGTTATCAAGAATCCTAAGACTAACAAAAAGGTTGCAATGGTATCGATGGAACAAGACGTACCAAAGTCGAAAATCACTGAAATACCTAATCGTTATGTGGAAGCGGCATTAAATTCCAGATGGGAAGGTAAAAACTTTTCATCACGCATTTGGGATAATACTGATAAGCTTGCTGAACGGTTGCAAGAATTGTTTACGGCTAAAGAGTTAAGTGAAATGGCTGAACGAGAAATGATTAAGCAAATTGAAGATGAGTTTAATACAAGTTGCTTCAATGCTAGTCGATTAATCAGAACCGAAGCTAATTATTTTTACTCTAAGATTAAGCTTGATAGCTGGAAGAAACGAGGCGTGAAGCAATATCAGTTAATTGCTGTTCTTGATAGTCGAACCAGTAAGATATGTCGAGCAATTAATAATAAAGTTTTTAACGTATCTGATACAGTTATTGGTAAGAATGTTCCACCTTTGCATCCGTTTTGTCGAACTGTGCCGGTAATTTATTTAGGTAATAAAAAGTCTTGACCTAAGTAAGTCATGAAACTGCTTCAATAATTGAATACGTGCGTGGGCTTGAAGACGCATATTTAGAAGTCACTGTGTAGAAATATGGAGTGGCTTTTTTCGTGCAGTCATAAATTCAAGTGTGCATGGGTAGAAAGGATTATATCTATGGAAAAAGTAAAGTTTTATAGCAATTTGCTAAAGCTGAACTTACAGCGGTTTGCAGATGAAGGACAAGATGGTGAAGGAGGTGCTGATACAGGAAACGAAGCAACGGATAATAATGATGATTCTGATACGCAAAATAAGCCTTTCATGACATTCCAGACCCAGTCAGAATTGGATTCTTATTTTGATAAGAAGTTAGACAAGGCATTAGGGACTGCTAAGGCTAATTGGGAAAAGGAACAAAGCGATAAGGCAAAGAAAGCTAAGGATCGCAAGAACATGACCGAAGAAGAACGACGTGAGGATGACTTCAAGCAACGGGAAGAAGCTTTATCTGCTCGTGAAGCCGATGTTACTAAGCGTGAGAATCGGAGTAAGCTTGCTTCTCGTTTAGTTGATGACGGTTTGCCTACTGGGTTAGTTGATGTTTTTGATGATGTTCTAGCTAATGAAGACAATATGAACGAAACATATGAACGGGTAAGCGAAGTATTTCGTAGCGCTGTTCATGATGCCGTTGAAACTCGGTTAGCACAAGGCTCACGAACACCTAAGAGTACGGATGATGATTTGACTCATAAATCGGCCGGTGAGCTTTATGCCGAAAAGGCTAATAGTGCTAATAAATCTGAAAGTGATTTTTGGAAATAAGAAAGGAGAATGACAATTAATGTACACACGATTTCAAAATGGTAAGCAATTAAACTTCCTTGCTTCTGAGAAGTTCACTGCTTTCCCTGAAACAATTAACAAGGACAATTACAATGTCCAAATTGATGACTTAGGACGCAAGTATGTACCTGCTGGGACAGTATACCCAACAAATGATGCAAAGGCTGTTGGTATTACTGTTAATGATGTATATGTATCAGAAGATGGTTCTAATCAAATGGTGGCTGTTATGCGTGAAGGTTGGGTATTAAGTCAACGATTAACTCCAACTCCATCAGCAGATGCAATTAAAGCAATGACAGCAATTCACTTTAAGGATTTAGACACGACTGCTGATACTACTACCCCAGCAGATCCAAAAGCGTAGTGAGGAGGAGATAATAGATGAATAAGCAAACACTTAAGCTAGATTTACAACGTTTTGCCACACCAATTCTTGATATGTTCGATCAGAATACGGTGCTTGATTATACTCGTAATCGTCAATATCCAGATATGTTAGGTGATACTTTATTCCCAGCAACTAAGGTTCCAACACTCGAAGTTGATATCTTAAAAGCTGGTAGTCGTGTCCCAACAATTGCTAGCTATTCAGCCTTTGATGCCGAAGCTGAAATCGGTAGTCGTGAAGCAAGTAAGATGACTGCTGAATTAGCATATGTAAAGCGCAAAATGCAAATTACCGAAGAAATGTTAATCAAGTTACGTTATCCACGTAATAATGCCGAAGCTAACTACTTAAAGCAATATGTATTTAATGATATTGATGCAATGGTTCAAGCGGTGAAAGCACGTGGCGAAAAGATGACAATGGAAATGTTTGCTACTGGTAAGATTACTGATAAAGACAACGGCATTTCCATTGATTATCAAGTTCCAAAAGAGCATCAAACTACATTATCAAGTAATGCTACTTGGGATAGCGGTAGTGCCTCAATCATTGAGAATCTACAAGACTGGTCAGATAAGTTGGACATTACTCCAACGCGTGCATTGACCTCTAAGAAGGTATTACGGACATTAATGCGTAGTACTGAAATTAAAGAGGCAATCTTTGGTAAAGATACCGGTCGGGTTGTTGGTCAAGCTGATTTAGATCAGTTCATGGTTGCACAGGGACTTCCGGTTATTCGTGCATATGCTGGTAAGTATCGTGAGGAAGATGCTAAGGGTAAAGTTAAAACACAAACATACTTCCCAGAAGATCGGATCGTTCTCTTTAATGATGAAGTGCCAGGTGAAAAGATCTATGGCCCAACTCCAGAAGAAAATCGCTTAATCTCAACTAATGCACAAGTATCAGAAGTTGGTAATGTTATGGCTAAAATTTATGAATCCGGCGAAGACCCAATTGGAACTTGGGTATTAGCAGCGGCAACCATGCTTCCATCATTTGCTAGCGCTGATAATGTATACCAAGCTAAAGTCCTTTAATTAATTGGAGGTGCTGAATGTGGACCAAGTGGCCGAAATGGTTCCATCCGTAAGTGCTCGTTTAAAAGTTACGGATGATGAATTGATTAAGGAGCTATTAGAAGAAGCAAATGCTCAGGTGCTAGATTATACGGGTCAAAAAGAATTAGTTGGTAACATGAGTGTGTATGTTAAAAAGTTGGCAGTCATTAACTACAATCGCTTAGGCCTTGAAGGTGAAACTCAACGATCAGAAGGTGGCGTTACTAATTATCTCGAGACTGGTGTTCCAAAAGATATTCGACAAGGATTAAACCGCTATCGAATTGCTAAGGTGACGAAGCTATGAGATTAAAAGAAAGTGATCTCACAACCGTTTATCTCAAAGCACCAATGAATACTCAAGATGATGAAGGCTATAGCATTTCTGGCTGGGGCGATCCACAACCAATTAGGATGAATGTTCAATCAGCTGGTGGTGCGGTCAATGCTCAGATCTATGGAAAAGATATTAAATATATCAAAACATGTAAGTATCAAGGAGATTTACTTTCAGAAGGGCACGGCGAAGGCTTTGGCATTTGCCTAAAAGTTCCGAGTTCTAGTGATCCTGATTATAAGATTACGGCTATTCAAGAGTTTTCTACTCATAAAAACGTTACTTTGGAACGTATCAAGAGGGATGAACAAAATGATTGAATGTGAGATTGTGGGGCTCAATGAGTTAAAAACTAAGCTACGAAAACTTCCTCAAGTTGTAGCGGATGCAACTGTTAACGGCCAAGAGACAGCAATTGAACAAGCTGAAGCCTATGCGGTCCAAGAGTTGCAATCTAGTATCAAATATTCTACTGGTGAGCTTGCCCGTAGCTTTAAGCATGAAGTAAAAGTCGATGGGGATGAAATAGTTGGTCGTTGGTGGAATTCGTCAATGATTGCTATTTTCCGTGAGTTTGGTACTGGTAAGGTTGGTGAACAATCTAGCAAGCAGCTTCCACCTAATGTGGCAATTGTTTATCGCCAAACTCCCTGGTACATTCCAGCTGAGGAAGTTGATATTGACCTTACTAAGATTTATGGAATTCCAAAGGTTAAAATTAAAGGGAAGTACTTTTATCGAACTAGTGGACAACCAGCAAGGCAATTTATGACACCTGCTGCTAATCGGATTGCTAAAGAAGCTCCAGGCATTATTAAGAATGTAGTTGATCAGGAATTACGTGATAAGTTGGGTGATTAATATGGAACCTTATAATGTCAAAGCTTTAGTTTATAAAACCCTTAACTCTATGTCAGAGTTAAAAATAGTTTCACCATCTTACCCTAATAAATTCACGGTATTTCCAATTGCTATCTATTCAACAACTCAGTCTTCTTATATACGTAATGCCTACCAAGAAGAGACTGATACAGAATGGAAGATAACAATTGATTTGTATAATGATAAAGGTTCTTTAACGCAAATAAAAAATAAGCTCATTGCTAAGTTTTCGGCAATGGGCTTTTCTAATAACATTGGTGATCAAGATTTAAATGGAATAACACGTGTTGTACTCGTCTTTACAGGAATTGTAGATAACACAAGTAAGCGTGTATACCAGAAAGGATGAAATTATGAAGAATGTAAAATTATATAGTGATGCATTAAAGTTAGACCTACAACGTTTTGCTATCGATAGTTCAGAAGGTCTGGTTGGTACTGGTACCAAGCTTGAACGTTCAGAAGATGGTTCTACATGGGAAGAAATTGCGGATATTAAGACCATCCCAGAATTAGGTGGGGATACTGAAAAGGTTGATGTTACTACTTTGGCTGATGACCGGCGGAAGCAAGTTGAAGGGATTCAAAACGCTTCTAACGTTCAGTTCCAAGCTGTGTACAAGGGTGCTAGTTTTGCCAAAGCTTTGCAACAAGCTGGTGATCGTAAACAATACCAATGGAAGGTTACTTATCCAGATGGAATGACTGCTACAATGCGTGGTTCATACAACATCAAGTTTGCAGCGGTTGCAGTTAACGGGGCATTAGGTTACACAATTACTATTACTGTATCTGATGGTCCACACTTCACTGCTGCACCAGGTAGTGATACACCAAAAGGCTAGTTTATTAATAAACGTGGGTTCGATTCCCACGTTTATCTTTAGTGACAAATAAAAATTAAAGGAGAATTTATTCATATGACAACTACTGTTAAGAAAGCAACAAAGACAATGCAATTAGGTGATTTGGAACTTGACTTAAAGCTTGGTGGTCGTGAGGTTTTCAAGATTGAACGGCGACTTGGTAAGTCGATGTTGTCCTTATTTATGGACTCTCAAGGTGGAAACAAGCTACCTCCAGTTAATGAAATTCTGATTGTCTTACAAGGCGCTAATCAAAATCATGGTGTAACTGATAAACGAGTATTGAACGCCTTTGAAAAGTACTTAGATGATGGTAATACCACGATGGATCTCTTTAATGCCTTAATGGAACTATTTGAAGCGTCTGGTTTTTTCGGCAAAAAGAAGAAGTCATCGAAGACCAATTCGGAATCGGACGAAGTGACATTAGATCCAGTGGAAACGACCCAAGATCAGTTGCTGTAAACGAAAAGAATTACGATACAGTATCAGATTTATTCAAAGACCTTTACCCAATCGCTGTTGAATCAGGGATAGACGCTGATCATTTCTGGGATTTAGACTTTGCGGAAATCATGACGCAAATTGCCGCTAACAGGAAGCGAGAATTAAATGATTTACGTGCCAAAGCATATATGGATCACCGTTTAAGTGAATTGGTAGCATTTGCGGTTAATGATCCTGCTAAGATGCCTAAGCTAGAAGAAGCTTATCCGTTTGTTAAGGATAATATGAACCAGATAGAGCAACCAGCTGAAAAAGAGCCCGATTGGAAGAGAGATCAAGCTATTCTTATGCAACAAGCTCAACGGATTAGACAATTCAATAAAGACAAAGGAGGAGGTGAATAGTAATGGACTTGGAAGAACTTGAGTTAAGATTTAGAGCTAATTATGGGGATGTGCTCCAGAAAATGGATGAGTTGACTAGTCTCATCGATCAGAAGACTAACGATATGCAAGTCAAAATCCAAAGCAACTTGGACCGTATTCAACAGAACATGAACGACAATGCTTCTAAAGCAAATGAGAAAGCCAAAGAAGAAGTTCGTCAACGTGAAGAAACTGAAAATTCTAAGCAAAAATCTATTGAGCGTACAGCTAGCGTTCAAGATGATGCAACTAATAGGATTATCGAAGGAAACAAGGCGCAAGCTGAAAGTTCCAAAGAAGCTGTTAACGAATCAGAAAAAAGCTTGGATAGTTTGACAGCGCGTCTACAAGAAGCATCTAACATGCAACAACGAATTGCTCAACAAACTAAGGTAGCTCGTGAAACTGTAGGTGATATTCCTGTTAAACAAGCTCAACAAGAAGTACGTCCTAAAGAAAAGCCTAGACCAAGAATAAAAAACTCAAGCTTCGATGACTACCAAGAAAAAAGAATTCAGAGCTATATGCCTAAAAGGCCGGTTGATTTAGGAATTGATGATGAAATTCAAGCGGAAGTTTCCCGAGCTAAGAAGGAAATTGATGGTCTTGTATCCCACATCAACGAAAAAATGCAACAGGCGCAATCGATGCAACGTAGAATAGCAACATTGATGGCTAGCAGAGATAACCTTGATATGAGCAAACAAGGCAGTCAGGTTAGAGCAATGCGACTTGATGAACAGCTTGCTAATGCACAAGTCAAGATGGAACGTTATCAGAACCAAGCCAAAGCTCTTGCGCAAGAAATGTCGCAAGAGCTTAATACTATTCCAAATTCACTCAAACGTATTGAACGTGAGATGGATCAAACAGAAGGCAAGATTGAACGGATTAGGCGTACTATTGCGGAAACTAAAGCACAAGATGCTGTTCTTGGTAGATCATCTGGTAATAACAAGGAACTTAAAGAAACCGAAGCAGAGTATAAACGCCTTGTAAATCGAAGTAATGAATTGGCTAAGGCTTATAGTTACGTTAGTTCTCGTGGAGATGAATTACGAAACGCATCTTCAAGAGTGAACACTACACTAGCTCAAGAAGGTAACACCGCATCAAATACAAGTTCACGGCTTAGTCGGTTACGAAATACAATTTCGAACGTCACCTCGTCATTTAGACGCATGGGCGATAGTGGCAGTTCTTCAATGAGAAGAGCTGGTACAAGCGCTTCTTTACTCAGTGAACGATTAAAGGGTGTCAAGATGGCAATGAGCATGTTAGCCAGTCAGTTAATTGTGTTTACGCTACTGTATCAAGGTATCATGATGCTTGCTCAGGGAATGGGTTCAGCATTGATGACTAACCGCCAATTTGCAAGTAGCTTTAATGCGATTAAAGTTAATCTGCTAACTGCTTTCTATCCAATTTATAGTTACGTTTTGCCTGCTATTAATGCTTTGATGAATGCCTTGCGTAAAGCGACTGGTTGGATTGCTCAATTTACTTCTGCTTTAACTGGTATGAGCCTTTCTGGTGCTCGTAGTGGGGCCCAAGGACTTTATAACCAAGTTCGTGCGATGAACGATACTTCAAAAGCGGCAAGTAAAGCCAGTGATGCGGTCAAGAAGCAACAGCAGGAACAAGCGAAGGCAGTTCAGCGTGCTAACCAACAGATTGCCGAAGCTAACCGTCAAGGTGCGGCGGCAGTAGCGGCTGAAAACGAAAAGATTAAGGCTGCTAACGAACAAGCTAAGAAAGCCTTTGAAGATACTAAGAAGGCTAATGAAGACCTTCAAGCATCACTTATGGGCTTTGATGAGTTAAATGTTTTAGATAATAACAAAAACAATAGTGATAATGGTAGCTTTGAAGCCCAGCCACTAGAGAAATTCACTCCACAACAAAAGCAAGATACGCCAATCTTTGATGATCCTGGTATTGACGATGGTGGAGCTGGTGATGAGGGCGATCCAGGCCTTGACTGGAATGTCCCGTTAGAAGCTTCTCAAAATGCAATTGATGCAGCTAACAAGGTTAAAAAGGTTTTAGGTGAAATCTTTGATCCAATGAAAAAAGCTTGGGACGAAAAAGGCCAAGCTGTTGTTGATGCTGCTAAGTATTCATGGAAAGAAATTAAACGTCTATTAGGTGATGTAGGTAATTCATTCTTACATGTCTGGGATAACGGTACCGGGCAAAAAGTAATGGAGAACTTATTGCAACTATTAGCGGATATGCTGAATATTATTGGCGACATTGCGAGGGCATTTGCCGAAGCATGGGAAGAAGGTGGACGAGGGACAAGGTTTATTCAAACAATTTTTGACTCGTTGAATAACATTCTTGTTGCTATCCACCACATAGCTGAATCATTTCGTGAAGCATGGAATACTGGTGATCTTGGTAAAAGGATTTTTGCTAATCTCTTAGATTTGGCTACTAACCTAGTTAAATTCATTGGTGATATTGCTAAAGCTTTTGATGAGGCGTGGCAACACGGCAATAACGGAACTAAGATGTGGCAAGCTATTCTCAATGCAATCAACAATGCCCTTAAAGTTTTCAAAGATATGACCGGATCTATTGATGAGGCTTGGAATCACTCTAAATTAGGTGTTTCAATTTGGGAAAACATTATTAAACTTATAACCGGAGTTGCTAATGCAAGTGCCAATATGGATGACCAATTTGATAAGGCGTGGAAGCATGGTAATGTTGGAACTTCTATTTTTAAAACATTATTAGGTATGGTCAATGATATGCTTAGCGCTTTAAGCGATATGGAAAACTATACTGCTAGCTGGGCTAAAAAGATGGATTTTACACCATTACTTCGGTCAATTGATAACCTGTTAAAAGCTATTCGTCCAGTAACTAAGGATGTGTGGGATGGTTTAGCGTGGGCTTATAAGAATGTTTTGCTACCTTTAGAGAAATTCACAATTACTAACTTACTTCCAGACTTCTTCAATCTATTAGCAGCTGCATTGAAGGTTGTTCACAGTGTGATTAAAGCTGCTGAACCAATTTTTGAATGGTTCTTTAATGGTTTCCTTAAACCGTTAGCAAAGATTACAGGTTTTGCCATTGTTGGTGCATTGAAATTACTAACAGGTGCATTAAACCTCTTATCTGATTGGATCGATCATCACCAAACAGCAGTTAAAGTAATGACTACTACTTTAATGACAATGTTCAGTCTTAAAGTTGCAGGTAAAACTATTTCAAGTATTAAGGACTTTACCGATACCCTTAAAATAGTTACAATGCTTAGTTTTGATAAGCTTAAGCATGGTGCTAAGTATGCTGATGACTTACTGGGAACGGTGATTGATTTTAGTAAACACCCAATTACTAAAATTCAAGAACTAGCTAAAATTAAGTTTGATAATTTTAAGACCGGTGTCGGTAAGCTTAAAGATTTATGGAACGAAGTTAACAAGAAGTGGCAAAATACTAACCTCGCTAAAACTGACTTTCTTAAATCGGCTAAGTCTTCTATTAAAACTGGCGAACCGATAAAGCTTGGCCAAAAGCTAGGTATCGGTTTATCAACCGCCATGATTGCTGTAACTTCTGGAATTGATATTTATAAAGGTATCAAAGCTAAGAACAAAGAAACTAAATTTAAGGATTTCGGTTCTGGAATTGGTGGTGCCATCGGTGGTGGTATCGGCTTGTTCTTTGGTGGACCACTAGGTGCTGCAATTGGACAACAGATTGGCTCGTTTATCGGTAAATGGGGTGGTACTGGTGCTGCTAAGTTTAGCGATGGATGGGCTAAATATGGCAAAGGTAAAAAGCCTAAAGATTGGGTTGAAGCTATTGGCTTTAAATCACATGAAATCCTAGATAACTTTACGTCTTGGGCTAAACAAGTTGGACCAAATATCAGTAACTATATTGGCAAGAGTAAGAAAGATATTGAAAAAGCTGGTAAGAACATTGGTAAATGGACTACTGGTTTTATCAGTGATACTCAAAAAACATTGAAGAAGTGGGCTTCGGGTATCGGAACTAACTTCAATAAAGATGTTGAAAAGAGTAAGAAACTTGCTGTTGCTGGTAGTAATAAGCTTAAATCTTGGACTACTGGATTCGTTGCTGATGCCAAGAAAAATATTAAATCCTGGGCGCAAAAGATTGGTTCAAATATCAATACGGATGTGGAAAAGGGTAAGAAATTTGCCAAGCAGGCTGGCAGTAAGATCAAGGACTGGACAACAGATTTCATTGGTAATGCCAAGAAAAAGGTCCATAGTTGGTCATCACAAATTGGCTCTAACATCAACGACAGTGTTGAAAATGGTCAATCAATGGCCAAAAATGCTGGTGAGAAACTCAAATCTTGGACAACAGATTTTAGAGAATCAGCTAGTGGTCTTGTACGCCAATGGGCTGAACGCTTAGGTGACCATATTAATAACGGCTCTGAATCTTCACGCTCAGGTTCTGTTAATGCTGGTAATAAATTATCTGAATGGACCAGAAGTTTCTTTAATGATGCTAATAGTAGCATTCATAATTGGGCTGGTAATTTAGGCGGTCACGTAGGCAATGGTATTAGTGGTGCTTACAATGCAGCCAAGAATGCTGGTGAACGGTTAGGAAGTTGGGTTTCTAATTTTAGAGATGGTACTTCGAGAACACTTGGCTCATGGGCTGGTGGACTTGGGAGCACTATTGGTGGCGGTATTACTAGTGGACTTCATAATATTAGTAGTGCTGTTGGTAAAGTTGTTGATGCTATTGTTAGACCTGTTCAAAAAGCAACCGATAAAATTCGTGAAGGGATTAACTGGGTATTAGGGAAGCTTGGCGGTGGTTCTGTTGGTTGGGGTTACTTTAACTGGAACGCCTACAAAACAGGGACACAAAATCACCCAGGTGGATTAGCATTAGTTAATGACCAAGACGGTGATATTTACCGAGAAAGTTATGAACTCCCTAATGGTGAGCAAGGACTATTCCCTGCTAAACGTAATTTCTTAACTTATCTGCCGGCTGGTACTAAGGTCAAGACTGCAACTGATACCGCTAACGAATTAGCAAACATGGTTCCTAAATATGCTGGTGGGATTGGTAGCTTTAATTTTGACTTTAGTGGAATTAGTCGAGTACTTAGCAGTTTAAACTTTGGCGGTCTTTTTAGCGGTATTGGTGGATTCTTTGATGCTGCAATGGATGAACTGGAAAATGTTACAGATGACATTGCTCATCCTGAAAAACTCGTTAACTATATTGTCGATAAGTTTGTGACCTATGATTGGGGAGCAGGCGAGGTACCGCTAAAACTCGCCAAGGGTGCTGTTAACGAAGAAAAGAAGGGTATGATGAACTGGGCACGAAAAGTTATTGACCAATTCGGTGGTGCAACTCATCAAACCGGACCAGGTGCGGAAGGTTGGCGTAGTGCTGTTAAGAAAGCATTGCGCAAGAACGGCTTACCTGCCAGTGCTGATTATGTAAATGCTTGGGTTCGTCAAATTCAAACAGAATCAGGCGGTAATGAACGTGCTATTGGTGGTAACGATGGTTTAGCTGACGGAAACGCAACTGGTCTTTTACAAACGAAGCCAGGAACGTTCCGTCAATTTGCTTTTCCAGGACACGGCAACATTATGAAAGGGTATGATAACATGCTCGCTGCTATCAACTACGCCAAGCAAACTTATGGAGCACGCGGCATGTTGGCAGTTATTGGTCATGGACACGGTTATGAAGATGGTGGCCTAATTTCTAAGCACGGCTTCTATGAAATTGGTGAAGGTGATAAGCCTGAAATGGTTATCCCACTAATGAACCGTGAACTAGGTATGCAACGGATTAACGAAGCAATTGCATTTATGAATCGAAACTTTGGTGGAGGATTACAACTTCCAACAGCTCTCTCAAATAATGCGATTACTCCACATTCTATGTATGCTGAATCTTCAGTAAGCAATGATGCAACAATGCAAACTGGCGGATTCAAAGAAATGAGTACCAACCTAGTAAATGCCATTGTTCAAGCATTACAAATGCAAAACACCACTAATAGTAGTAACCAACCAGTTGATTTACACTTAACCGTTAAGATTGGTGACGAGTCATTTGGTGAACATGCTATCAAAGGAATTAATGCGGTAAATCAAAAGAATGGTCGAAATATGTTAAATATCTAAGGAGGAGATGGATGGTTGTATTCTCTAAAAATTTCTGGGACAGTGGTTAATCCGGCCCCACAAACAATGCAAGTTGCTATTCAAGATATTGATGCAAAGGCGACCCGTGATGCGCAAGGTCTTTTACATCGTGATCGAGTAGCAACTAAAAGAAAAATAACATTAACTTTTGGTGCTTTAACAGTAGCCGAATGTTCAAAGATTTTGGATTCTGTTAAGGCCGAATTTTTTAGTGTTGAATATTTAGATCCAGTAGACGGGCAAGTTCGATCAGGGACGTTTTATGTTGGCGATCGGACAGCGCCCGTTTATTCATTTGTAGGATCATTACCGGTTTGGAAAGGTTTATCTTTTGATCTGATTGAGCAATAAGGAGGTGATTAATTAGTGTTAACACAATCAAAAGAAGTTCAAAATGCTTGGCGAGCTTCACAGCGAACTTTGGATATTAAAGTTACGATTGATGGTAAAACATATGGTGCAACTGATATTAATAGTTTGAAGTATGATTCCGGAGCTTACAATGGTGATACGTTTGCAATTGGGTCTACGTATTCAAATACAGTTCAGATTGAATTCTCTCACCTTATTGAGGGATTGAAGCTGGGAATGGAAGTTCGTCCTAGCATTGGAATAAAAACGTCTAGTGGTTATGTTTATGAACCGTTGGGCGTTTTTATTATCTCCAGTGAAATCAAGATGGACCGAAATAATAATCTTACGACTGTTAGTGCTAGTGATCGTTTCTGTGGCTTAGAGGGAACTTATACATCTAAATTAACGTACCCAGCTAAAGTATTAGATGTCATTTCGGAGATTTGTGCACAATCAGGCGTTAAAGCTAATACTAATGATTTAGCACGTCTTCCGCACCAAGAAGATTTGCCAGCTCCAATCACTGGTCAAAGCTACCGTAAAGCACTTGGCTGGATTGCTCAGTTGTATGTTGGCTATGCTCTGTTTGATCGACAAGGTTTATTTACAATTCGGACAATTTCTGAACCAAACTATGAATTAGATCCTAGTCAATATGAACAAGCAGGACTAACGAAGAATGAAGCTGCCTACAAGATTAATGGTATTCAGTGTCAAGTCACGCTTACCACTAAAACTCGTGATGGTGAGAGTACAGAGGAAACCAAGACTTATCAAGCGGGGGATGCTACTGGTTCGCAAATTAAACTCGAAAATAATATCATGACACCACAACGGCTCAATGATATTTGGGAGCAATTGAAAGACTTGACTTTTTACCCGTTTAGTCTGAATTGGTTTGGAAATCCTGCTGTTGAAGCAGGGGATTGGCTACGGCTAGAAGATAAACAAGGTAATTCTTTTGTTGTTCCAAACAGTAGTTACACACTTGATTTTAATGGTGGACTTTCTGCAACTTCAAAAGCTGATCAGACAACATCTTCTGATCAAATGGTTCCTTGGCAAGGTAGTGTTGCTCAAACAATTAAAGAATTACAACTTAGAAGAGCGCCAGACGGGACAGTTGTGTTTCCGTCAAGCGTAACAGAACCACCAACTAACGCTAAGTTCAATGATGTTTGGTTTAAGAAAAATGGTAATTCAACTGAACTTTGGATATTTGAAAAGCAAGATGATGGGTCTGGTAAGTGGATTCGTAAAGATTTATCTGATGACGAGATAAAGAAAAAGGTTGCAGACGCTCAACAAGGGCTTAACCAAGCCAAAGTAGATATCATCAACAATAAGCAGAAAGCCGATGCCGATATTGAGAACCTTAATAAATCGATTGAAGATAATAAAAAAGTTGCCGATGAAAGCTTGCAAAAGCTAAACGATTCGGTAACCAATCTGCAAGGTCAGTATGATAATAATATTGTTCCTAACTTGAATAAGGTAATGGCCGATGCGTCTGACGCACTGCAAAAGTATATCTCTGCTCAAAATTCAATTGCTGATTTAGCCAAGCGGGCACAAGAGCAAGGAAAAAATATTGCTAATGTAACCAACACCGTTAAAGGATTGAATGTCAATTACGCCAATTTAGCAGGAGATGTTAATTCCACTAAAGTAGATGTAAAAGGTCTACAAACCACTATTGGTACTGCTAACGGTGATATCGCACAGTTAAAGCTTGATGCACAGAATCTGCAAACAATGTTGGCTGGTAAAGTTGATAATACTACCTACACGAACTTTGTTAATTTGACTAATCAAGCTTTGAACGTTCGGTTAACTGCTAGTGATTTAAATGGGTACGCTAAAACAACTGACGTACAGGCTACAGCTAATGGGTTGAAGTTTAATATTGATAGCGTCACCGATCGAATGAATAATTTGAAAGTTGGTGGTCGGAATCTAATTCCTAATAGTGGGACTGATATTGTTATTGAGTCAAAGACAACTGACCCATATCCTGCGTGGGACAATAAAGCAGTTTATTGGAATTTGACTCCTGGTGAAACATATACGTTTTCTGTTTCGGCAACGAATACCAATGGTGTAGAGCAAGCTTCTGTAAGAATCTTTAAGGAAAGCTTAGATGGTAAATTTATCAATAAAGAAGCAGCTCATTGGTATTTCAACGCTGATGGCAAACGTCGTAACTTTACTTTTACAACTCCTAATGATGCTATTCCTTATGATATTTGGCTGTATGCGGGACCAATGGGGACGCTGCAAGGTAAAGATTTTACCACAACTTACCATCACCCCCAGCTTGAAGTTGGCACAGTCGCTACCGATTATCGCCCCGCTCCAGAAGACGTTGCTAATGACATCACACAACTTTCTGCACGGATAACGGCAAACAGTCAACAGTTTAGCAGTTACTACACTAAATCCGAGACCAATACTAAAACCAACATCGCTAAAAACGATGCTGTTAACGCTATTAAAAGTGATTCTAATTGGACTGGCTTGAAGAATGTATTAACTAATAGTGGCTTTCTACAAACAGCTGATGGCTTTCTTCAAAAAGTGCAACAAACAACTGTTCCTATGTTTAATGGCGGTGGAGTTAATCTACTACTAAATACCCAGAATTTTGACCATAATTGGGCGTGGGATAATATTGATCACAGTTATGCAAAGGGTGTCCTTACATTATCTGATACGAATAATGGTAATTCGAGAATGTACCAAGGGCTTGCTGATAATCCTGCTGGAAAAACATTTTCACTTTCATTCAATGCAAAAATTAGTGCCGATTGTGATAGTGAAAATGTTAGCATCAAAGCTGGCCCATATGATGCACCCAAATGGATTACCGTAACTGGCAAAAATTCACAGAGTTATAAGATAGAAGGTTGGAAATGGACTGGTACTTCTATTAATTTCAGTCTTTATGTAATAGGCGGGAAAATAGATATATCTAATCTAAAACTGGAGTATGGTTCCGTTGCTACACCTTACTCGCCTAATCCTAATGACTTAGCAACTCAATCAGCCTTTTCCGAATTATCTCAAACGTTACAAGGGCTTCGATCAACAGTTAGTGGTAACTATGGACAACTTCAAAATACTATTAGTCAAACTAATCAAGCTACTCGAAATGAGTTGATTAATAAGATCACTGGAGTAGAGAACAAGACTACTTCGACTGCTAATAGTCTTAATAGTGTCATTGGTCGAATAGGCAGTCTTGAACATTTAACCAGCGTTCAGGTTGTTAATAACGCTATTAATGCTAATGACTACACTACTACCGGCACTTATTTTGTTCAGTCTACTTCTAGTTCTAATGTTCCGGCTACAAACTGGTTCTACTTAGAAGTGCAAAAGGCGGACAATGGCCGAATTGCACAGGTGTGGCAAGCTGATAGTAATCCTACTTTGCGATTTGTAAGAACAAAAATTGGAGATTCGTGGTCAAACTGGCAACGTTCAGCCAGTTATTCTGAATATAGTGAGTTGAGTCGTACTGTTAGTGGTTTACAGTCTACTGTATCTGGAAATTACAATACGCTAACCAATCAAATTACTCAGACCAATCAAACTACCCGCAACGAGATTACCGATAAAGTAGCAGGACTTCAAAATCAAATTACCGCTAATGCTAATAGTTTTAATGTTTCGCTAAGTAAGATTCAGCAAACCGATGGAATTAATCTTCTAAAAGGGACTCGTGATTTCACTGGTGATTGGGTACAGAGAAATGATTGGACTAGAGACGGGTGGGTTGATCCTAACGGTAATTATGCAGTTAAACGAAAAGGTGCTTGGTCTGGAGTATTTCAAAGAAAATGGTTGGAAACTGGGACCTATATATTTAGTGTTTATTACTATCTTGAAGCAAGTGATAGTAATACGGTAGCCTGGGTCTATGTAAGTCCGAATGATGATAAAACTATTCAAGTTACTGAGAATAGTTCCGCTACTTTAGAAATTAGGAACAATGGTTGGATTAAAAAAACTTACATTTTTACAGTCACCAAGCCGGGAACAAGTGCGTTGCGGGTTGAAACTAATTCAAGTACTGCAACTATTCATGTTGGATCATATAAGCTTGAACGTGGTTCAACTGCAACACCTTGGACACCTAATCCGCAAGACATCTACATGAACCCAAATGTGGCTACTAAGATATATACCTCTGCTCAAGATTTAAATAATCTAAAAACAGAAGGCAATTATGTCATTAAAGCTACGAATAATCCTAATTCACCAATCAGCAATTGGCTTGTAGTACAAGTCGATGGTACTGGCGATAGATTACATCAGACTATTTCTGCTGATAATAACCCTAATCTCAGTTACACCAGAACTTATAATGGCTCTTGGTCTGATTGGCAACGAACAGTAACCGGTGGGAATATCATGGCTCAAATCAACATGTCAGCCGGCACAACTCTTATCCAAAATGACAAAATTTACATGGATGCCAGTTCAACTATTTTTAGTGGTAATGCATTTATCCCAAGTGCAGCCATTACTTCACTTAATGCGGATAAGATAACTGCTGGAACAATTAATGGTGCAAAAGTTAATGTCATCAATCTGAATGCAAATAACATTACTGCCGGGACATTAAGAGGTAGCAATGGTGAATTTTATTTAGATAGTGGAGCACTCCATGTTTGGCAAAACAACCATGACGCTTGGATTGATCAGAACGGAATTCATGATTATGACAATCAAGGTAATAATGTTTGGATTTCAAGAGGGTCTATTAGCGCTTATGGTAATTCAAGTGGAGCTTACCTTTTTGATGGGGGCTTGTATCTTCACAAAAGCCAATCTCTTTCAGATGCTGTTTTAGATCCAGATTATGGAAGTATTACTAAGAGTGATAACATTGTATCTTTTGGAACATCAGGTTTAGATATAGAAGGTAAGGATGGATTTCTACTTAGAACTCATGGTTGGAACGATCAAACATTATCTTATTTAAATGGGAATGAAATTATTGGTGCTGGTATTGCCGGTAAAAGTGATGGCTTTATAAATATCGCTGCAAAAAAGCAACTTTTTCTTTATGCTGGTGAACCAATTCAAAATAATAACTTAAAAACAATACCTAATTTAGTGTTGGATGGAACATATCAAAATGGTCAAACAGTTTTAAAAGGTACTTTCTCACAATATTTCTTTCAAGGACCATCGAGTGGCTTTTCTGGGGGAATAACATTACAAGATGAATTTGTTAATGTAGGAAGCTTAAATGGAAAAAATTATTTTTCTATTAATAGTGATGGAGCAATTACTATTACAGCTAATGGTAAAAGTATCTTATCGTTAAATGGATTGTTTCCTGGGGTTAATAGTGATTTTAATGTTAGAGGTAATTTTGCGGTTACTGGTTCAAAGAATGCCATAGTTCCAACATCGCGAGGGATGGCAGCTATTAACGCCTATGAAACCGCCGAATATTACTTTGGCGATATTGGAGAAACACAAACTAATAGTAATGGTGTAGTTACTGTCATGATTGATCCTTACTTTTTAGAAACAGTTAATACATTGGTGCCATACCAAGTATTTCTAACATCATATGGTGATGGAAACGTGTGGGTTTCTTCACGTTCAGCAAATAATTTTACAGTTAAATCTAGCAATCCTAATATTCACTTTGCTTGGGAAATCAAAGCTAAGCGTAAAGGGTACGAAAATGATCGAATGAAAATAGTTAAAGGAGTTTTTAATAATGAACAATATTGATATGAACTTAGTAGCTCAAAGTCTTAACCAAAAATTAGCGGTTGCTAATTACACGGCTGCCTCATGGGAAGCAAAGGCTACTCAATTGGAACAAGAAAATAGTCAATTGAAATCACAATTAGAAGAACTTAAGAAGCAAAACGATGAAAAAGGAGATAAGTAATTATGTTAGAATCAACAAAATCAATCACCCTAACAGGTAAGTCCACAGTGAATGGTCAAGTAATCGCTAACTTTACCGCAAATGTATTTGATGATGATGCGGGTAACGATACTTTTAATACCTTCATTACTAATAAAGAGTTGTACGATGCTAATAAGAAGGTGGTACGAAAAGATACTCAAGATTTTCAAAACTTGGTATATAATGCACAGGATGAAATCGCAAATTCTGCTGATAAGACAGCAGATAAAACAAATGAATAGTTAAAGGCACTTGTCGCCTTTCGGAAATAAACAATACATAAATAAGCCCTAGAATTTAGTGTTTTAAAAATACCGAATTCAGGGCTTTTATTATGGGCGGCATTTAGAAAGGAAATGGGAACGAAATTTAATGCACTTATTATTAATGGCACTACCTTATCATGAAGTAGCATTACATCAAGCAGCCAAGCAAATTGACGATCCATTAATAGTTGGATTTACTTTGCTTGTGTTATTTGATATTGGATCGGGAATTGTTAAAGGTTTACGCAGCAATCACACAGCTACTCGAACCAATTCGACCAAAGGAACATATGGATTGGCACGGAATTTCATTATTACAATTGGTGTTCTGATGTTTTATCCATACCTGATTACGATTGGATTTGACTATGTAGCTCAAATGATGGTGTTGTATTTCTGCTATCAGTATCTTGTATCAATTGTTGAGAATTTAAAGCAAATGGATATTCAAGTTCCTTGGCTTTCTCCAGTAATTGATTCATTAGCTAAGGCGTTGAATGTTGCTAAAGCACAACCAGATTACAATGCACAGGACTTTCATCCAATAACGGGAACATACAAAGGAAAAGATAAAGAGGAGGAAAAATAATATGACAGAACGTAAAACAGTAATTGACCTTGCGAGTTTTCAAAGTCATTTAACAGTTGATGATTACAAGGCTATTGGCGCTGATTATGCAATTATTAAGACAACTGAAAGTACTAATTATGTTAATCCATATATTCGTTCATTAATTGATCGAAGTGCTGGCGGTGGAATTAAAGGGTTTGCTTTCTATCACTTCGGTCGTTTCCATAATGATGCGCAAGCGGTGGCCGAAGCAAACTACTTTATTGCTAACTCAAAGGCACAAGCCAATGTACAACCTGGTACGTTAATGATTTTAGATGCTGAAATTTCTAACATGCCAACCTCATCAGTGATTGCGTTCCTTAATACTGTTCGGAATGCTGGGTATCATCCTGGGTTCTATACTTACAAGTACTTACTGCCTAACTTTAATTTAGAAGTCATTCATCCAAATATGGATATGTTCTGGTTAGCGGCATATCCATTAGCTAATGGGAAAGCAGCCGGAAAGAATCCAGACTTCAATTACTTCCCATCAGCAAATTATGTTGATATGTGGCAACACACAGATAATCTGCTTGGATACAATGTTGATGGTTCTATTACATTAACTGACAATGCTATTAACCTCTTTAATCCAAGTGAAGCACCGAAGCCAGAACCAAATAAACCAATTGAGCAGGAAACGCCAGCTATTACAACTGAGCTTCCATCCAATCACTGGGTTGATGATATGGGTGATCGTTGGTTTGCTGAGAAAGGTACCTTTGTTACTGGTACAGCAATTAACTTACGCTGGGGTGCTAAGACAAATAGTGCCTTAATTGCTACATTACCAGCTAATAGTGAGGTTAAGTATGACGCCTGGTCTCGTCACGATGGTTATGTATGGTTACGTCAACCACGTCCAAATAATCAATATGGTTATCTTGTTTGCCGTGATGCAAATAACAACCAACCATTTGGAACATTTAAATAAGTAGAAAATTAGCCCTAGTGGTGGTTACAGAAATTGTAATTACCACTAGGGCTTTTTTGAGTATAATAAAAACAGCGATAGCAAATAAACGCTACCGCTGAAATAACTATTTGCCTAGCCACAAGGGCTAGACACGCAACCAAGCAAATAGTTGCTTAATAGTCTTTTTGATTAGTTTTTTTATGTGCTTATTAGGCACAATCAATATTACTATGCACCAATGATGCAATTGGGACACCTCCCAACTTGCACATATTTGTGGAGTGATTAGTTCCGACAGTGTGCTCAACTATTGTATCATAAGTTGGTTGTGTTATAATATGTATATCAATATTACTATGCCGGTGTGCAAATTGGTTTCAGTTGATTACTTAAACCGTACCGGTAAGCAGGGTGCCTTAATCGGCATCCTTTTTTGTTTTAAATTTAATATAGAATTAGTGCGAAAATTATATTCAGAGTTATAATGAAAATAAATATAAACGTGTAAAATAAAATGACACCTCATTAAGAGATGCCGTTAATTATCTGGTAGGTAGTTGGTAGTTTTTTTGTGAGTAGTTTATGAATACTTCATGACTAGTTAATGAGTTTCTACCTATTTAAATTAACTAATTGAATAGTCTGTGAATACTTCATGAATAGCAGGTGAAACAGCTTAGCAAATCCGTGAACGTACTGGTAAGGCTACTCGTATCGCTGAACGTCGTCGCGATAACTAGTAGTGTGGAACCCTTGTGTATCAAGGGTTCTTTTTGTTTTTAAATTTACTTTTTTATACAATAAAATTACTCGAATTACTTTTATTAGCAAATTGTTGCTAAAATTCATTGCCCGTTTTTTCCTTTTACCTTATAGTAAAAACAGTGTGAAAAACTGTTGATTGAGGTGACAAAATGAAGGATTATGAGAAGCTATTTCAAAAAATAGCATCATGGGCACATGAACGAAAAATTGATCAGGCCGATCCACGAGTTGAATTTATGAAAATGACCGAAGAACTTGGTGAATTGTCCAGTGCTTATAATAAAGAAAATTATGAAAAATTGGTAGATAGTATCGGTGACCTTCAAATTGCCCTATTGATTTTTTGCAAATTGGTAGGGGTGGATCATTATCAGGCGATGGTTGGAGCTTATAATGAGATTGCTCAGCGAACAGGGATGACAACGGATGATGGTGTTTTTATCAAAGAAACCGATTTAGAAGCGATGAATGGAGAAAAGGGGAAGTCATAATGAAGTTTATTTCATGGAATATCGATTCAATTAATGCTGCCTTAACAGGGACATCTGTACGAGCAGGTGAAACGCGGGAAGTCCTAAAGAAAATTGCTACAGAAAGTCCAGACGTAATTGCTATTCAAGAAACAAAACTATCGAAAAATGGTCCTACAAAGAAGCATCTGGCGGTTTTGCAAGAACTTTTTCCAGACTATGAAGTGGCATGGCGGAGTTCAGTTGAACCAGCACGAAAAGGATATGCTGGGACTATGTATCTTTATTTGAAACAATATGCGCCTAAAGTAACTTATCCAAAGATCAATGCTCCTGAGCCAATGGATGACGAGGGACGAATTATTACTCTCGAATTTCCAGATTTCTTCGTTACAGAAGTTTATACTCCTAACTCCGGTAATGGTCTTAAGCGCCTTGATGAACGACAGGTTTGGGATGATTGTTACCGAAAGTATTTACAAGAACTTGACCAGCAAAAGCCTGTTATTGCTAGTGGAGACTTTAATGTTGCTCATGAAGAGATTGACCTTGCTCATCCTGCCAATAACCATCATTCAGCAGGGTTTACTGACGAAGAACGGGAACATTTCACTAAATTATTAAATGCTGGCTTTACTGATAGTTTCCGGCACCTTCACCCGGATGAAAAGGGGGCCTATTCTTGGTGGGCACAACGGGTAATTACCAGTAAGCAAAACAATTCGGGCTGGAGAATTGATTACTGGTTGGTCAGTGACCGGTTGGCTGATAAGATTACTTCAGCGGGGATGATTGATAGTGGTGAACGTCGTGATCACACGCCAATTGAGTTAGAAATAGACCTTTAATTGAAAAAGAGATTTAGAAGTTAATGGATACCTTGTAGTGTTAAACTTCTAAATCTCTTATTTTTATTTATTCCAGATGATGTGGTGGTTATCATTTTTTGCTGTCTGGCCAATTACATGTCCGTTAAGGTAAATGGTAGTCTTACAACCCTTTTGAATGTCCTTTTCGGATAATTTCTTTAGATCATTATCTGCAAGTGTTCCATAAACACCATTTTGTAAATCCTGAATGAGTAATGAGCGTCGTGCTTTGGGTAATTTATAAATATCATCGTTAACATCAATTTTGATCTTATTATCGCGAGTATAAGTGATGTCTTTAATTGAAGTAAAGCCCTTAAAAGTTTTATCATTTTGTTCATATTGTTGACAATTACCAAGATAGTCGGCAATGTAGCGGTTAGCTAAATCGTTCTTTTCCTTTGACATACTAGCTGCATAGGCAACTGTTGCAGGTTGGAAAAGTGTAGTGCTAAGTCCAGTACTAGTCCCAACGGTAATACCAGCAAGAGCAAGTACAAGGCCCTTAGAAACTTTATTCATAGTATAAATCTCCTCATCAATAAATATCTTTTCCTTAATTATGATCATTTTAAGTGGAATAAACAAGGAAAAATAATTAATAAATATCGTTTGTCATCGTATACTTCAAACTAGTGTATAATATTTACTAAATCCATTACTAAAAAGAGGTGAGAACATGGCTACCATCAAAGAAATCGCAGAAAAATCAGGATATTCGCCGGCAACGGTCTCCCGACTCTTAAACAACGATCAAAATTTATCAATTAGTCCAACTACTCGGAATAAGATAATGACGGTTGCTAATGAACTTGGATATTGGAAAAGTCATCGAAAACAGTCACAGCAACCAATTCGCCCTAATATTGCCTTATTGTATCGGGTAAGCGGTAAAGAGCAGCTTCAGGACGAATACTTTGCTTTCCTTCGTAATGAGATTATCAAGGAAGTTGACAAGGCAGGGCTACAGGTTGAAATCTTTGGTCATATTGCGGATCTTATTAAGGCTGCCGACTCTTTCCAGGGTTTTATCGGTGTTGGGGCCGACCGTGTAACCCAGGATCAACTAATAGCACTTCATCATAAATTACCTCACGGGGTTTTTGTCGATATTAATCCGATGCCTAAACTGTTTGATTCTGTCCAGCCGAATCTGGAGTTAACAGTTCAGGATGCTTTAAGCCGTCTTGTGAAAGCAGGCTATGAACGAGTTGGTTTTATTGGAGGAAAAGGACTTAACCTTAATAATATCCAGCAAGCTGATGCACGTGAAATAGCCTTTCGTGAATTTGCTAGTATGCAGGGGATAAAAGAAGCCCCGTTGTATGTTGATGGACCATTTAATGTTGAGAACGGGTACCGACTTGGCCGAATGGTAATCGACCAAAGCAAGGATAGTCTTCCGGAAGCATTTATTATTGCTTCTGATACATTAAGTGTTGGCGTTCTACAGGCATTTAATGAAGCAGGAATTTTAGTTCCGCGTGATACGGCTGTGATTAGTATTAATAATAGTGAAGTTGCAAAATATGTTTCACCACCACTGACATCATATAATATTAATCAGCAGACCCTTAGTCGAATGGCAATTGAACTATTACAAGACTTAATAATGCATCCCGATCGTCCCCACGTCCATTTAAAGGTAAATACTGATATTGTTTACCGCAAAAGTTTCTTAAACAATAATAGTTAA